ATGATGGAGAACTTTGATGATTTTCAGCGCGATTTCTTGTTCAAGCAGATGAACGCGCTTGGTCATGCGACGGCTCGCCTTGTCAAGGAGCCGGAAGAAGACGATGACGAGTTTGGATTCCTATATTTCGTTGGAAAAGAATTCTATGTTGATTTTGAGAAGAAACTGAACAAGATCGTGAAGAAGGTTGAAGATTCTCCTCTTTACAAACTTCTCAAGGGAATCAACGCATACGGGTTCTATATTGGAACTTGCAATCTTAACGATCCACCAACGAAGATCATTTCTTTCCCAGGCGGCGCAGGCCAGAAGATCACATATGACGAATATGCTAACTGGGTAATGTCTGAAACTCCATTATTAGAAATCGAGCGCAATAAGATAGAATCGCCTGAAAAGAAAGACGATGAGAAATATGCTTATGTCAGACAGCACCATCCCGTAGAACTGCTTGCGAAGAAAATAGCAAAGAAAGGACAGAAATAGAATGAGAAGCCACCACGAAGATCAGTTGCTGATTTGGTCAGCTATAGCCTCATTGATTATTTCACTTTCTGTAGTAGTACTTGGCTTCTGGTATGGAAATAAGCTCCAAGACAAAGCTAAAAACGAGGAGCCTCCAGTAGTACGCAATGAATCTCCTGAGTCGAAACTACTAATGGTCGCTATGCGTTGCCAGAGGATGGAGCAAGACAACGATATGCTGCGTCTTAGAATAGAGGAGCTTGAAGATACGATTGCAGCAATCACGAATAAAGATCGTTCTGTATGCGGGCAATATTATATCTATACGTCAGCACATACAGAAGATTCTCAGCAGAAGGAGGTTTATAATCCTCTTGCTGTTGATGATCTTGTTCCATTGACAGAAGAAAAATAACTTAATTGGTAAACTATACAATATGAGAGAAATCAAAGGAAAAACGTTTGCAGAAGCGTATAAGAATCTGCTTAATGAAGTATATAACAGATTTGAATTTGAGACAGCGCCTCGCGGAATGAACATCCGCGAAATTCTAAACTGCGCTGTCACGATTGAGAATCCATATTCCAATCTTTTCAAGAACGAAGTGCGCAGTCTGCCTTTGAAGTATTTGAAGAAGGAACTCGCACTTTATCTGTCAGGACGGAATGACGCGAAGAGTTTTGGCGAAGCTTCGAAATTCTGGAAGAAGATTGCAAATGCTGATGGAACTATCAATTCGGCGTATGGAAATCTGATCTTCAAGATGGACGATACGCCAGGAAAGTTCACGCAATGGCGCTGGGCTTTGTATTCTTTGATCCAAGACAAGGACACGAGACAGGCAGTAATGCACTTCAACCGTCCCTGCCATCAGTATCTTGGCGTAAAGGACTTTCCATGCACGTTGGAAATGATCTTCCACATCCGCGACAACAAGTTGGACGCAACGACTGTAATGCGCTCGAACGATGTCATAAAGGGAACGACTTTCGACATTCCATTCTTCATGCTCGTGCAGCAGATGATGCTTCAAGCTTTGCAGACAGCATATCCTGGAATCGAGATGGGAACTTACACTCACGTCGCTCACTCAATGCACTTATACGAGAGCGACTTTGAGCTCGTTGGAAAGATGCTTGAAAAGGAGTTCGTGGCAGATGAGATGCCAAAGATCGAGAATACGATGGAACTTTTTGACGCGCAGAACGTTATCGTTGCTATGACTGACGGAGCAAGATACGGCGAATCGACGAATTTCTCATACAACAACGAGTTTCTACATTGGCTTTGCGAGGAAATCTAACAATGAGAATCGTAATTGACAAAGAAAACGTTTCAATCGTTTTTGAAGATAAAGATGAGAAAAAAGAATTTCTTAATTCAAAGATTTTCAAAAAATTGACGAATTGGGTTTCAAAGAAACAAGTGGATAAAATTAATAGTTTTGATTGGGAAAAATGGAAAAAAGAACATCCAGAAATTTGGAATCCAATTATATATCCTGCTCCAAATCAGATCCAAGATCCGCCGATTGACATATCGCCACGCATTGACGATCCTGTTCGTTTTCCTTCTACAACTGAACCATATCGCCCATCATGGATAACCGTAACGCAGCATACTGAGCAGCGCGGTGGCTGTGATGCTACGCCAAAATTTGATGGATGCGATGCGACTCCAAGATACGGAAAAGCAACGGTTGATTGGCCAGGCAAATATCCTTGTGACGCTACACCAGCATTTTTGAAGGACAATGGGAAAAAGAAAAAGCCAAGAAAGTGAATCGTGGCTCGATTTTGGAATCTATGACTATATAGAAATAGAAGACATCAATATCTGGGACAATCGTCTTCGCATAGATCCAATCCACGGAATGGAAATAAAAGACAAAAGCGATCTAATTGGATTTCTAATGTTTCTACAAGACGGAAATCCATTTGAGTATTTAGATTCCAGCGATATCTTTTACTGATAAGTGTAAATAGCAAAAACACAACATTTTAGATATGAGAATAGAATTGCCATTCGTCTATGACGAAAACGAATATAAGACATTTGAAGAAGTAGTAAAATTCATAAAAGAATGGGAAAGAAGCGCTGCAAAGAATCGCAGATTCAAGGGTGTGAAGATTCCCAAAGTCGCAGAAAGTCCGCAGACTGGTTGGCCAATCGTGACTTTCGATGGAGAGGAAGACGCTCTCCGCAAACTTTTCAACTACTACATGGGATTGACGAAACGAGACAAGCATATTACTGCTGACTTCGATTCTGTTGTTGTTTCAGAAGAAAAAGAAAAGGTAAACGAAATCGATTACGGCAAGAACAATACTCGCTTCAAGCATTTCGTTGCTTCAGAAAAACCAACAAAGTATTGGATTGCTGCTGGAGAATATAGCAACGGACACTTTACTCACTTCGTGAAGATAGATTGGGCTACAAAACATCCGATCTGCGTTCCAACTTCTGTAGTAGATGACAAAGCACGGGCTGATATGAAACCGTTTATGACAACTGATCCTGCTAAAATCCACGCGGTTGCTCTAATGGCTTCAAAGCGCTTTCCAAAGTTCTACATGAACATTCAGGAAGAAGAATACCGCGAAACGACTAAGTCAAGATGGAACAATACGGCTAGACCTCATGGAATTGGAATAGAATGGGATCCGAAAGAAAAAGTTTGGTGGGGTCTTGAAGACAATATGCCTCCTCCAAAGCCAATTGTGAAGAAAGACGATTTGTCTCAAGACAAGAAAGCAGATTCCTCAGAACCACAAAGCAAATATGCGCAGATGGATCCAAGAAAACTGCCTTACGAACAGTCCCGTCTCGAAAAAGAAATCCAAAGAACAGAAAAAACCGTAGAAGACATCCGCAAAAGCGGAAACAAGAGCGGAAAGCTTGAAAAATTCGAGAAAGATCTAGAAAAACTGAAATCTGAACTTGAAGAAGTAAAGCAGCTTCTAGGATAAATCCAAACATAGTACAATATCGAAAACACGAGATGATTTTTTCTCGCGTTTTCTTTTTGATTAGCCAAAAATTTCAGATCAGTAGCATATTGATATGGAAAACAAGTTCGAAGTACTTTCTGGAAGAGAACAACTTCTTAGAAGACCGGAGATGTGGGTTGGAGGCATGAGTCCTCTCGAAAAGACAATCTTCATCATTGAGAATGATAAAGCCATAAAGAAGACTGTATCTTACATTCCTGCTTTCAAGAAGATCCAAGACGAAATTTTAGACAACGCGATAGACGTCTTAGTAAATAGAAATTCGTCTGGAAACATCAAAGTGAAGATGACAGACACTTCTGTATACATTGAAGACGATGGCCCAGGAATTCCAGTAGTAAAGAACGACGTTTCGAAGATTACTGATTCGTCTATAACGAACGATGAAAAGAAAGAATTAGCAGAATCTTATCTTCCATTCACAGCATGGACTAGACTTTTTTCTGGAACTAACTTTCAAGATTCTGACGATAAGACAACGATTGGCTCACACGGCATTGGATCTAAAGCCACTGCTGTCTTTTCTAAAGAATTCGTTGGGCATACGGATGACGGAAAGAAATCGTGCCATGTTGTAGCTAAGAACAATCTTGAAACGAAGTCTTTCAAAGTCAGCAGATCTTGTGGAAAGACAGGAACGTGGGTCGAATTCTATCCAGATCTTCAGCGGTTTAGATTAGAGAAAATCGAGCAAGTCTACAAAGATCTAATGTACCAACGGCTTCTTTGTCTTGCTATCACTTTTCCGAAGATAAAGTTTTCGTTCAACGGAAGCAGAATAAACGTCAACGATAAGAAATTTCTATCTATGTTTTCAGATAAGATAGAATTCCAATCGTTTGAGAATGGCTTTGTTGGAATCTTTCCAAACGAATCTGACGAGTTCTCTTTCTTTAGCTACGTGAATGGACTTGCTTTGACTAGAGGCGGTACTCATGTAGACTTCATAGTAAATCAGATCGTCAATCCAATCCGTGACAAGCTTTGCAAGAAATACAAGACGTTGAAGCCGGCTGATATTAGAAATAGATTGACAGCGGTAATATTCTTACGAAACTTTCCAAACACGAAGTTTGATTCTCAGACGAAAGAAACTTTAACTAATTCCGTATCTGACATCTCAAAGTATCTTGGAAACTCGATAGACTTCGAGAAATTCGCAAAGCAGATCTTGAAGAATGAAGCAATCATCGATCCAATCGTTGAGATGTTCAAGATCAAAGAAGAAATGAAGTCTCGGCAAGAACTTCGCCAATCGAAGAAAGCAAAAGTACGTTCTGACAAGTATATGGCACCAATTGGCGAACGTAAGTATCTTGCTCTCTGCGAGGGAGCTTCTGCTATGTCAGGCATCTCAGGATGCGTTGGACGCCAGGGAATCGGGTACTATGCTTGCCGTGGTCTTGCTATCAACGCTTTCAATTCTTCTATCCAGAAAATAGCCGCTAACCAGGAGTTCAAAGACATTATGAACATTCTGGAGCTTGACATTACGAAAGATAGCAATGACAAGAAGATAGCTTTCGACAAGATAATGCTGACTTCTGATTCTGACGTCGATGGATCGCATATCTGCTCGATGCTTCTAGGTTGGTTTGCTAAGTTCGCTCCAAATCTCTTTGATGAAGGAAAGATCTGCCGTCTTGTGACTCCACTTATTATCATCCAGGACAGCAAGGGAAAGATCGTCAAGTACTTTCTGTCGCTTCAAGAATTCAAAGACTACGAAAAGTCTGGAAAGAAGATACCCGGCAAGTTGACTTACTTGAAGGGACTTGGATCTTGGGAGCGCACAGATCTTCAGTATCTTATCGATACTTATGGATTTGACAGCTTCGTGTTCGACTACAAGATGACAGACGATGGAAAGATCTATCTGAAAAATTGGCTTGTAGACGAAAACGTAGACAAACGGAAAGAATACATCAAGTCATTTGACTTCGACATTAATGCGGTCTAATACGATGAGCAAAAACGAAATCTTAATCTCAGACTTCTTCAAGAACGATCTGCCGAACTACGCCTGCTACGATAACACGCGCAAGATCGCGTCAAGCGTAGATGGAATGAAGAACTCAATGCGTAAACTGATCTTTACGCTGATGAAGAAATATCCAAACGAGTTCGTGAAGTCAGAAAATCTCGCGAACATCGCGGCAGCATTCACTAACTATCTTCACGGCGCGCAGAATCTAACAGGCGTCATCAATACTTTGTCTCAGGCATTCGTTGGCGCGAACAACTATCCATTTATGACTGGAAACAGCGGTGGTTTCGGAACAAGAATCAATCCGACTTGCGCTGCTGCTCGCTACACTCGCGTTTCATTGTCAAAGATAATGAAGACAATGCTTGACCAGCGAGACGATGCAATCATCGGACAGCAATACTTCGAGGGAGACTACATCGAGCCAAAGTTCTTCATGCCGACTTTTCCGCTCATTTTCTTGAACGGATCGCTTGGAGCAATTTCTTCAGGATTTTCACAGAACATCTATCCGCGCAATCCAATTGAGATTTCTGAATACATCAAGAAGAAGCTTAATGGTGTAGAGAATCCAAGAATGGCTCTTCTTCCATGGTTCCGCGGATTCAAGGGAACTGTGCGATACAACGAAGAAACGCAGTCTAACGAGGTTGTCGGATGCATTGAGCGTCTCAATACTACGAACTATGTTGTGACAGAGCTTCCAATTGGAATTGAGTATCAGAAGTATGTAGAATTTCTAGATAAGCTGATAGACAATGGAACGATTGTAGACTATGAAGACAAGTGCGATCCGAAGACAGACAACATTCTCTTTGAGATCAAGACGACTCGCGCGTTTACTAAGCAGTATGAAGACCTAGAATCTCTGAATCGCGTGTTCCATCTTGTCAAGACGCTGCCGGAGAATTTGAACTGCATTGACGAAAGTGGGCGCATCCATGAATATAGCAGCGTCAGAGAGATTCTAGATTCGTTCATAAAGCTCAGATTATCGTTTTATGACAAGCGCAAAGCGCATTTGTTAAAAACGCTTAAAAGCGAATTGGAAATACTCGTCTCGAAGTATCTCTTCTGCAAAGGCGTAATTGAAAAGACAATCGTTGTTTCAAACAAGCGCAAAGAAGAGATCGTCAAGCAGCTTGAACCAATCGAAAAGATCATTGAGGTCGATGGCACATACGATTATCTGCTTCGCATGCCAATCCACTCGTTAAGCAGAGAGAAAATGGAAGAACTCCATGAAGAAATCAAACAGAAGAAAGAAGAATTCCTGAAGATCAAGGGAACAGAAATCAAAGACATGTGGACAGAAGATCTTAAACAAGTAGAAAAGGCGCTAAAACAGTGAAAGAAACAGTAGAAGTAAAAGATGGCGTTTTTTCAATGTCATTAGAAGAAAATGGACATGTTATTTCTGCTAGTCCACAAGACATGAATTGGATAAAGTATATGCTTGTCGCTCATGGCGTAGACGTTGAAGCAGACATTAGAAACATTTTGAAATACGAAATGCAAGAAAAACTAAAACACGAAGCAAACAATGAAAACTAATCTAATATACTACAATTCAGCTGGGCAGCATCTCGATTCTCTGATATCTGCTTTCAGCAAGTTCGAAGAAGAACTTACTTGGTTCCAGAAAAGCATGGACGATGGCGACTTCGAATATGAAGAAGCCGCAGAGGCAGTAGACCAGAACTACTACGATATACGGAATCTAACAAATAAGATCTCAGAACAGCTTAAAGACGCTGAAGACAATCTTATCCAGGCCGACAAAGACTATGAAGAATGGATAGACGAGAAGGAGGAAGACGAAGAATGAAAGAATTTGAAAACATAGACGAAATCCGTTCTAGCATTTCTAAACTTAGAAAACAACTTGAAGACGCAAGTTACTTGATTTCTTATCTTGAATCTGATCTTGACAAAGATGGCGCGTATCAGTATGTAGATACAGCTATATTCGACATTAAGACAAGCTACAACGAACTATTAGAATATGTAGACACTCTTGAAGAAGATCTTGACGAAGTAGTCAACGATGAAGACTAAAAGATCAGTATAATATCAATGTATTATTTCATTGACTTATAAATGGCTAGAACAAAGAAAAGTGTAAATGGGTCTAAAAAATCTTTAAAGACGAAGAAAGACAAGACTTCAGAAGAAGTCAATTCGCTGAAGAAGAAACTAAACGATTTAGATTCTTCAAGTAAGAAAAAGAAAAAAGAAATTTCTCCTGAGCAGAAAGCTGAAAAGAAAAGACAGCACGCTGAGAAGATAGCTAAGAAGCAAGAAGCTCGTCTTCCAGAACATATAGAACGAGTAAAGCGAAAAGAAGAAAAGGGTCAGCCTGCTAATAAAGAACGATTCTACGTTACTAACGCGAAGCTTTTGGAACAGCTTGAGATATGGAAAAACACAAAGCCGGATAAAGATGGGATAAAGCCAATACCTGAAGAATTTGGCAAGATGGTACAGATGATTGCTGAAAGACTTACTAACCATTCTAACTTCAAGAACTATACTAGAGAAATGAAGCAAGATATGGTCTCATATGCGAAGTACAAATGTCTTCAGGGAATTAGCAACTATAACTTCAAGTATAAGAACGCGTTTGCTTACTTCACAACTGCTTGCTACAACGCTTTCGTTTCAGAAATTTCTAAATACTATAAGAAAAAGAACTTTGAGAGAGATTTAGCAAAGCGCGCTTTTCAGAAACTTGAAACCACAGCTGACATAAATTCGTCTAAGATATTAAGCCAATTCTTAAAAGACTATCTTGGAGAAGATCTATTAGATTCAGAAGGGGAAGAAAAGAAAGAAGAAGAAAATGGATAGCCAAAAATCGTCTAAAGCTAAACTTGATGCGGCTCTTGGAATTTCTCCTGACAAGAGCATAGACGATTTTCTTCAGTCGCTAACGGTTGAGAACGATTCTGCTAAGAACGCTGTACAAAAAATAGACCAGTCTGTCAAGAATGAAGTAGAAAATATAGACAAAGCCATTAGTGATCTAAACAGTTCAGCGTATGAAAACGAAGGCGATAGACTTCTTTCTATAGTAAAGATAGACGATTCGCTAAAAAACATAGACGAACTCATAGAAATATCTAAAGACGTCATAAAGCATATCTATGAGAACATAGCTTGTACAGAACTTGTAGATAGCGAATTGATACACGCCGCCGCCGCTTTTATAGAATCGTGCCATCTTAACGTTAAAGAATACATTGACTTATATAAAGACAGACTGAAGTTCTACGATAAAGTGAAATTTGAGATGCTTCAGCAGAAGCATAAGAAAGAACTACTAGAATATAAGCACAAGTTAGATATGGAAAAGAAAAACAATGGCGCCATAGACATTACTCCAACAGGAATGGTTGAATTTGATACAGATAGAATAATAGAAAAACTTAAGAATCAAACACTTTAAAAGAAAGAAAAAGAAAATGCTACACAACAATACAGACTCAAAAATAAAAGCAATTGGATGCTTCATCTTTGGAGGATCCCAGACGATTGGACATCTAAAAGCAGGATGGAACGTCGACCGTGTTCTCGAAATGACTGAGAATATGAAGGAAATCAATTCGGCCCACTTCGTCCGCAACTATCCAGACATTCCAATCGTTCTTCCAAGCGAATGGGAAGCTGAAGGATATCTCGAATCACTAAACGGCAAATACGATCTGTTCTTTGCTAACAATCCTTGCTCAGGACTTAGCAGAATCAATATGCACGCTAGTGCGGACAACAAGACTAACGACCACTTCTACGATGTGTTCAAGATCATCAAGAAGATCGAGCCAAAGATGTTCTTTCTCGAGAACGCGCCAACGCTCGTTTCTTATGGAACGCCAATCTTGAAGAAGATGGTCGAGATGATTGGCGAGGACTACCGCTTTACAGTCATCCGCGACAAGGCTGCCAACCACGGCGTATGTATGCAGCGTATGAGAACGTTCGTCATTGGATGGAACCGCAAGCACTTCGACAAGATTCCTCTCATCAATATGAACTTCGAAAAGAAAGTCACCGTTCAAGACATTGTGTGCAAGTCTCTACAAGGAGTAGCTAACTGTGAGCCAGATCCTGGAAAGAAAGACTATCGCCAATGCATTCCTCTTTACAAGTATATGAAGACCGGTGAAACTATTCTTCGTACTTCTATCCGCATCTACGATGAGCATTCTGGAGAATTTACAGAGAATTGGAAGAAACTTGTCGACCATGAGAAAGCAAAGATAGCTCGAAAGGGACATAATGGAATCTGGGATAAGAGTGCCTGCAAGATCGATGCTACAAAATATGCCCCTTCTATGACTTCTCTTTCTTATTTCGTCCATCCAAATGAAGATCGTGATTTCTATATCCGTGAATATGCTAGACTAATGGGATATCCAGATGAATTCGTTTTCTATCCTGAGGCTTCTCAAGTCACTTGCGTTCAAGCCTGCGCTCAGGGCGTACCTGTTAATTTCATTTGGTACATCTCGAAAGAACTTAAGCGAGTCTTAGAAGGAACAGAAATCGAATATTCAGGCGATGAGACAAAAGATCTTGTATTTCAGAACCATAGTGCGAAAGAGTATATAGCCTTTACTAAAGACGAATTCAATGCTCTTCCTGGCGATCTCTTGACTACATACGATAAGACAAGAACCGTAAAGCTTACTAAGTAAGATAGATAAAACAATTTGCTTCTCACTTTATACTTTTCTTATATTTAAGAGAAGCTTATTGTTTTTTAGATGGCAGAAAACAATCTAGCAAACATAGAAAGAAAAAACAAAAAATGGACAATAACTACGAATATGCTATAAAACTACAGATGAATATGGTTCTAACTGTAGATTCTAACGAATGGTACTACGGACAGAAGAAAAACTTCAACAACCGTGAAAAGAAACTACTAGTCACCTCATGCGTTCCGACTGACGCTACTAAGATAGAAACTTATTCTAAAGAAATCAACGAATATTTCATTTGGATGCAAAGCCACGAACGAGATACTCTTAAGAAAAAGAAAAGACTTTTCTATGTAGATAGAGATCTTTTTAAGAACCAAGATTTCAGGTTTAGCTAAAATGTAAGTATTATTTCATCATATGCAGTTGAAATATCTCCATCAAGAAACTAATCCAATTCTTCCAGCCATTGGAGACATTAGATTTATTCCAACGCTGGAATATAAGCACGATTGCCAAGTAGAAAGACCAAAAACGCCAAAATGCCAGATAGATGTAGTAAAGTGCGTTGAAGTGTTGGAACATCATATTGTTTATGAGTTTCTTGGAAAAGATTTTAGAAAAGCTATACCATATGAGCTTGCCGATAAGTTTGGATATCTTAGTATAGACGATTGTATACGGTGGATTCTAAATTCTTTCATGCAAGACATCATTGATAGACATTCTAAGAATTCTAGTTCTATGTTTTCAAACAATAGTGAAATTCAAGACTATTTTTCTGAACTAAAGGATTTAGTACTTCTTTCAAGACAAACCCTAAAAGAAGCAGATAAAGCAAAGAATCTATATACTAAGGAGACAAACCAATGAAAATGTTTGTAAGCTTTTATAAGAACGAATTTAAAATACACGATGCCACTTCAGGAAACGTAATGTATGTCAAGTCTATCGCCGACAATATAGTTGATGCTCAACTTTCCGGAAACCAGCTGATAGTAACTACTAAAAAACGGACAGAAGTATATAGAAGAATAGGAAATACTTATGCATTTTCTTTCTTCAAGTCATACAATCACTAAATGAATTTAAACATCGTTTCAGACATACATTATCAGCCTGATGAAGAATATACGGAGCGTGGAGTGTTTACTGGAAACTTCACGCTTTGTAGAATCGATTTTGAACCGGAAAAGCTTGAACCAGCTGACTATCTATTGATAGCCGGAGATCTTGCGACAGACGATATCTTTGAGAAAGCTTTAGCAAAAGTAAAGAAAGACACAGAAGGAAAGTTCAAAGATATATTCTATATCTATGGCAATCACGATTTCTATGATTGCTCTTATACGAAGACAAGATCGCGCGCAAATCATCAAATAGAAGTTTTCTTAGATGAAAATACCGTATTGCTCGGCACTACTCTTTGGACGCCTGTGCCAAAAATAGACGAAAGTTCTGTTGTTAAGAGAATGAATGACTTCCGAGCTATTCCAAACTGGAACATCGATGAAGTCAGAGAAAGATACAACGATGAAAGCGCTTGGCTTCGCGAGAAAGTGAAGCATTACAAAGATCTTGGAAAGAAAGTCATAGTAATGACTCACCATAATCCAAGAATAGAATTACATCCAGAGTACGAAACGCACGAGAAGTGGTGGGCAAAACAGATCGCGCACAATCCAAAACTTGAGGAATTCTGGGGATACCATGCTTCATACTACGTTACGGACCATTCCTGCGACGATATTAAGCCTGATATTTGGATTTGCGGACATCATCATACTATTCCATTAGACAAGACTATCGATGGTGTGCGATACGTCCGCCATACGATTGGGTATAATGGCGAATGGTATGGATGGCGTCCACAGATTCCGCAAACGAATTGGTATGACTTTGTCATTGAAGTGTAAATAGACAATAACACTATAATTATTGTCTATCTATGGCTGATCTATCATTTAAGAAAGAATTTTTAGATACGGGAATCGTTTCTAAAGGAATGTCTTGGTGGTTTGGAAAAGATCCAATCGTTTCACCAATTCAAGTAGGATTCGCAGCAGGAAACAACAAGTTTTCTATCTGCGCAGGATATACTTTTACTTGTCCAAAGAATCAACAATATCCAACACTTAAAGTAGTCTATTGCTCTAAGCTATATTCTAAGACTCATCGCAAAGATCCTTCTAACATGACTAGATGGTATCTTTGGCAGCCAATTGCTAAAAGTGGTCTGTTAGTTCTTGATTCTGACAAGTGCGAAGAAGAATATGGATTCGATTTCTATAAATTCTTCAAGACTGACGCATTCAAGCAGGGACAGAGAATATTTAAGAATGGAATGACTCATGGAATAGAAGAAGCAATGGGTCTAAGAGATTCCTTAGATGCTGAAAAGAAAGAAGAATTCGATACTTGGATAGAAGCTCTTAAAGAATCTAGAGACATAGTTACTGAAGTTCCAGAACTAAACGAAAAACCATATAAGCTTATCGACTATGATAGATTCGTCAAAGAAATCAAAGACAGAGGCTATGAGAAAGAATTGAAAGACCGTAGTCAGAAAATGGCCGATTGGAATAAGAAAATCGGACAAAGATTTATGGACAGAGTAAAGAAAAACGAATTGAAACCTGGCGAACAGGACAATAGAATTTCAAAGGACAACAACTAATATGAAAAACTGGCTAATAAACTTATTTTTCAAGTCTCTGACTGTAGACAACATTTCGCAGATAGCTGCTCGCTGCATCGTGTGGCTTCTAGAATATGCTCGCAACAAGGGCGACAAGTACTGGGACACAGCAAAAGGCGTTATCCGCAAGATAAACAACTGGTGCTCGCTCTTCCTTGAAGTATACGAGGATGACGAACTTACTGAAGAAGACGAAGCGAAGATCGCTGAAGCAATCAAGAATCAGACGGACGTTCAGACGATTGCTAACATTCTTCAGAAGAAGATCGTCAAGAAGCGTGGTAGAAAAAGAAGCGCTAAAACTGAAAAGAAAGCTGTCAAACGCGTTGCTAACAGGTTAGCAAAAGAAGAAAAGACAATCGTGGAGATTGACTAATCGCAAGTCAGCTTCTTGCGTTCTTTCACATGAAGGCTTTTGGATAGTTTCCAAAGGCTTTCATCTTTCATCTTGAAGTATATCTCTATCGTTATGTATAGAAACCCGTCCTTCGTTCCCTTGTCGAAGCACTTTACCTTTATATGCTTTATCTCGCTATCTTCTTTCTCTACTAAAATATGAGACAGAGCAGCATCGAAGAACAGTTCAGCTTTCTTGAAATTGACGAATTTGCTATGCTTCATCATGGACAGAACGTTGTCAAACGATTCTATCCACCAGTTAGGAAGAACATCGTGCATCTCTTTTTGAGAAATAGATCTTGCGTTCTTCTTGTTCATCAAAATCATCATTATTTACACATCGTAAATATGCATATAGAATAATCTAGGTATAATTTTAACAAATGGTAGATAACAAATCGATAGAATCACAAGAACAAGTAGATGAAGGAATGAAAGACGTAATTCGTTTGGGCACGTTGTTGACTCTGCTTGCTGTTCCTGGATTAGCAAGTGCAAAAGATCTTGCTAAAAATCTTCCAAAAACCAACGTGACTGCGGCTGACGTCAAAGCAAGCATGGACAAGATAAACACGTTGGAACCAAAGTATGGCGGTTTCAACATCTTCGATGCTGCTAACATCGTTGCGAAGACACTGTTCCACGAAGCTCGCAGCGAGGGAAAAGAAGGAATAGATGCTGTTGCTTCGGTTCTATACAATCGTGCTGGAGGAAAAGCAGAAAATCTTCCTACTGTATGTCTTGCTCCAAAGCAGTTCTCATATTGGAACGATAAGAAAGTCAATGAGAAGTATTACGAAAATACCGTTCCATTCAGTGCGTCAAAACCTGGAAAAGACAGAGAAATGTGGTTATATTGCCAAAAGATTTCCGGACAACTAATCTTCAACGAATTCAAAAGCACGATAGGAGATCTAAATTCATACTATGCACACAACAAAGTCACTCCAGATTGGGCAGACAAACTTCAAAACACGAAGAAAGTAAACAACCACACATTCGGATATCTTGAAGATCAAGATGGATTCGCGCATCCAATTGAACAAAAGAAAAAGAATGTCTATACTGTGAAGAAAGGCGATACATTAAGTAAGATCGCTGCTGCTAATAAGACAACAACCGAAAAGATTATCGCGTTGAATCCAAAGATAAAGAATCCAAACAAGATCTCAATTGGAATGAAGATAAAGCTTCCTTCCTAAGTACAATATATTCATTGAACAGCAAACTATAACAAAAACACTTAAAGGAAAATCACTAAGTGGGAAACAAATATAAGCAAAGCACTTTTCAGCAGAACGAGCAGCGGAAAGCGCCTGAAGTGTTGTCAAACTATTACATCCGCGCGAAGCGCATCAAAGTAATCGACGAATCTGGAAAGTTCCTAGGGGAGTTTCCTACTCGAGTAGCTTTGGAGAAAGCACAGAACCTCGATCTTGACTTGATTCAGTTGGGCGGAGGCGAAGTACCTACCTGCAAGATGGGCGACCTGAACAAGTTCCTATACGAAAAGAAGAAGAAAGACAAGGAACGCAATCGTCAGATCCGTGAGAATACTTTTGAGACGAAGCAGATAATCATCCATATCACGATTGACAAGAACGATTTGGCGCGGAAGATTTCTGAAGTTTCAAAGTTCATTGAAGCGGGGCACAACGTGAAGTTCTCTCTGCAGATGCGTGGAAGAGAACTGGCATTGAAGGACGATGCTTTCGCGCTAATCAAGGAATGCGCTGAAAAATTAGCAGGCGTTGCCGAAGTGGACGTTCCAGCTAAATTGAATGGTCGGTCGATTGACGTGACGTTTAGAAAAATCCGTGCATAGTAGCATATATGTATGCTTAACTCGAATCTTATTGACAAAGTAGTCGATTTGTCTGACGTTGACAAGTCGCAGTGGAAGTCATATTTCGGCAAGGGATATGATTCTGTATGTTATGAAATAGATCCAGAAACGCACGCTGGCCAGATAATTCTTTTTGGATACGATCTTGATGGGAATCGCGCAATCTTTCGTATGCCTTGGGAATGCCATATCTGGTATCGAGTAATGTTCGATACTGGAATAAAGGACATGTATGGGCATTGGATCAAAGAAAGAACTTTCAAGACAACAAGTGAAAGAAAGCGCTACGTTGATGGATCAGCCGGCTTGCATATCGTTGAATGCTTGAAACCAGAATCCGAATTCTTGCATTGGGCGTTCGATGACGTTGTTCTCGATCCTGACTTCAATAACCAGAAGCGCAGAATCTTCTTTTTGGATATCGAGACAGAAATCAGTGACCATTTCGTTGGTGGCAACGAAGCAAGCAACCGTATCAATATGATTACGATCTACGATACGGAAACGGAGAAATTCTACACTTGGAGCTTGCAGAAAGTCAGCAAGCATCTTGACGAGAACAAATACGTTCTGTTTGACGATTTTAGAAACAACGAAAGCAAGATGCTGATCCACTTCGTCAATTGGTGGCAAAAGAACTATCCATCGGTTGTTGCATCTTGGAATGGACAAGCATTCGATATCCCATATATCATAAGAAGATATGAGAATACGTTGGGAGAAGATTATGCGAAGCGCTTTTCGCCTGTTGGAAAGTATCGTATCCGCGAAGTGAACCACGATAACGAAAGAGCAAATCAGGAAGCTGAAATAGAAGTTGAGATCTTTGGAATATTCTGCGCTGACGAACTTCGTCTATATCGTGACAAATTTGGGATTGCTCCGGCGCTTGATGGAGGATATAATCTATCGAATGTTGGCGAGCACGAGAATCTTGGAAAGAAATTGGAATACCAGGGGACGCTGAAAGATCTTTATGAGAAAGATTATCAGCGGTTCTACGAATACAACGTCCGAGACGTCGATCTTCTTGTTAAGATAGAAGAGAAATGCAAGCTGATTCCACTTGCAATAAGAGTATGCGGCGCCGGATTAGTAAACTACGAGGGGATCTATGCTTCTATTGGATATCTGATTGGATCTTTGATTGCGTTCGCAAAGACAGAGATGAAAGTCGTGTTCCAATCTTATATGAAAGAAAGAAAAGAAACGCAATCGTATGAAGGCGCTTATGTGTTTCCGTCTGTTGTTGGAGTATACAAGGGAGGAATAGCGACTTGCGACTTCAATTCGCTGTATCCATCGACGATCCGCGCGAACAACTTGTCTCCGGAAACATATGTTGGAAAGATCGGATTAGATGGAGTTTCTAATACTGACGAACCAATTGACTTGACTAAAGAAATTCGTGATTTCTATTTGATTCGGCGTCCTGGGAACAAGAAAGTAGAAAGCATTTCTCGTAAAGATCTTCTCGATGCGATTGAAAAGCGCTGCATCTACACGCGCAACAACACGCTGTTCGTCAAGCACAGCGTCAAGCAGGGAGTAGTCTCGGCGTGGTGCAAGCATTTCTATGGATTGAGAAAGAGCACGAAGAAAGAAATGCAGCGTCTTGATCTTGCTCTATACAACAAGGAGATTCCTGAAGACAAGATAGAAGAAACGAAGATTCAAGTTCAGAATCTTGACGCGATTCAACACGCAGTTAAGATCATGCTTAATTCAGTTTATGGAATTCTTGGAACAGGACATTCGCCTATTGGAGATCCAGAAATCGCGCAGACAATCACGCGCCAGGGCCGTTGGTGCAATCAAAGCGCAGCAAGATTCGTTGATAGAACTTTCAAGCAGATATTCAAGCGCACAGATCCAATCGCCGACAATAAAGATCTTGGAATTGGATGTGTAGCATCAGGCGATACTGACTCAATCTTTCTTACAATCGACTACGTTACAGATTGGATGCGAGACAAATACTCACTGCCGAAACGCTTGAACGATTGGTCAGACGAAATGAAATTGAAGCTTTGGGATTTCATGCAGAAATTCATTGAGGAAAAGGTAAATGGATTCGTGCAGAACATGGTGCGAGAATATACGCACACAGAACATCCTGAAGTTCTAAGATATTCGCTTGAATACATTGGCGACTGTGGAATCTACGAAACGAAGAAGCATTATGCTGTCCACAAGATCTTGTCAGAAGGCCCAGAAATCGTTGACAAAGTCAAGACAACGGGAATTGAATTGAAGAAAGCAACCATTCCTCTTGCTGTGAAAGATGTCTTGAAGGACATTTATTATGGCGTGCTGCTTCACGAATGGACGAACGATGACTTCAACAAGTATCTGCTCGAGGCATATGAGAAATTCCTGAAACTTTCAATCGACGATGTTTCAATCTGGAAAGGGTGGAGCAGCGACAAGATTTCTTCGACTGGATTCTTGCAGACAGGAAAGGGAATGACGGGAATATCCAAGGCCTGCCACTACTACAACGATCTAATAAACCATATGGGCATTGGAAAGAAGTATGACGAGCTTCGAACAGGAGGAAAGTACAAGTTCGTGTACTTGAATCCGAACAATGCTTATGGAATTGACTGTCTGGCATATGTAGATGGTCAATGGCCTAAAGAATTCAATGGAATCTTCGCTGTCGATTATCAACTGATGTTTGAAAAGCTGATTAAAGCTCCATTAAGATCGTTCCTCGATGCTACGGGATTCGTCTTCAAAGATCCGAGAGAAAGAGAACTTTGCGAATTGGACGAACTTTAGATGTACTCTATATGGAAGCCGCACTTCGTTGCGTTTTGAAGTGGATCGAGCCAAGCTCCAGTATCATATCCAGTAGCGCCTTGAGGAACATTCAAGACGTTATTTCCTGATGAATATGTGCTTCGTCCTGTATAGTTAGAATTTGAAGATCCAAATGTACTAGATTGGACTGTTGGTGCTGAGGTTCTAAGTGATATGATTCTTGAAAGAACAGAACACTTGTAGAACGCAGAGTCCCCAATGCTCGTCACGCTGCTTGGTATCGTAATCGACGTTAGACCGGAACAACGGTAGAATGCGAGGTCTCCGATACTCGTAACGCTGCTTGGTATCGTAATCGACGTCAGCCCGGAACATCTGTCGAACACCCGGTACCCGATGTTTGTCACGCTGTCCGGAATTGTGACCGACGTTAGACCGGAACAATCTTGAAACGCATCCAACCCGATGCTTGTTACAGCTATTCCAATTTCTACTTTGACAGCATTTTCTTTGTCAGGAATAGAATTCTCTCCAAGCTCGCCTTCAATGTTGAATGAACTTATCGTATCGTTGCTGTACCACACGATTGTCTCTGGATGTGGAAGTGGAACTCCTCTTCTATAAGCAAGAATGATTCTATCCAACTGAGTTCCTGTTTCAGCAAATGTTTGTTTCAAAAGAGAAAGAGAATTGTCTGACATTTTTACTTATCTATTTTGATGTTATAGGATATATTTACGTTTGGAGTATCATATTTCTATATGATTTCAGAAACTCCATATTGGACAGTGCATCACGAAGGCGATTGGCAGACGCTTAAACAGAACGGCCGCCCATACATTACTTCTCTTTGGACGAAGTTCGAAGGAAAGTTCAAGACGAAAGCAGAAGCAAAGGAGTACGAAAAGCAACTTCGCTTAAATCCAAAGTGCCGTGGCGATCTGATGTTCGTTGTTCTAATCGACCAAAAGAAAGCGCTGGAAGAATTCCAGCGCGAATGGTCAAAGCCTGACCACGGAATCTATAGAGATAACTAATTATCTTCTGCGTATGCGTCCACTTCTTCTTGGAGGAGGTGGTGGCATTCTTCTTGGTGGTGGCGGAGGCGGCCTATGCCAACGCGGAGGTGGAGGTGGTGGCAGCACAGGATATATTATTGGCGCAGTATATACTGGCTGCTGCACGATTACTGGAGTTGGCTGCTGAACAACGATTGGCGTAGTAGCAACAGGCGCAGTAGTAACGATTGGCTGCTGGACAACAACTGGTGGCGGCTGTGCTACAACTACCGTTTCTTGAACGACTGGCGCTGGCGGTGTTGCTGCAATTGCTGTAACGATTGCCGCTCCAATTGTTAGGCCAAGCCAGTCTTGGTGATGCCATGAATGATGGCGAGCTTGTGCAGAACAAGTAAACAATGCAATTAGTAGAAGTGTGAATAGTTTTTTCATTTGGTGAATCTCCGTTCATTATTATTTACGCATATTGTACTAAAATGCTTTGCCTATGCAAAATTTCTTATTTAGTATGATTTCATCAACGAAATAGACAGTATAGTATGAACAAAGAAGAAACAAACAGCATCTATGAGGAAGCACTAATGGATATTTGCAAGAAACATAAATTGCCTGAAATGTTTGAGAAATTGCCTGGAGCAAAATTTAACAAAATTCTCATAAACAATACATACACTGTAATGGGAATAGACGGAGGTTCTGAGAACGTTCTTAAATTCGATGTTAAGAAAGCAGCGAATTTTCCTGGAGACGATCTTGTTTCTCAAAGACTTGTCATACGAGAATGGGATAGAGAAAACAAGTGGATTGAGAATTTTACTTATGGAACGATAATTCTGACTCATCACGATGATATTGGCAGATGGACCGGAACTTTGCATCTGTTAGATGAAGAAAAGGAAATAAACCGCGTTGAGCAGATATCGGAGGTGTATATTTTCCCAGATGTCTAATAGCGAAACAGATTTCTATAAGATTCTTGGTATAGAAAAGAATGCTTCGGAAAGCGAAATCAAAAGCGCTTTTCGTAAGTTCAGCAAGAAGTATCACCCAGACATGCAACATGGAAAGTCTGACGCTGAAAAGAAAGAAGCAGAAGAGACTTTCAAGCAAGGACAGGCTGCATATGAATGTTTGTCTGATCCTGAGAAAAGAAAGATCTATGACGAGTATGGAATCGATGGATTAAGAGGCCACGCGCAGCAAGGCGGATTCAGTGGAGGAATGGGCGACAATCTCCGCGAGTTTATGAAGCGGCATTTTGGCTTCAGCTGGGGATTTGGCGACGATGATGAAGAAGATTTCAATCCATTTGGAAATCCATTTGGACAAAGACAGCAGAAGAAAAAAGCTCCATCTAATTTAGATCCAGAAGATGGACAGTCTTATCGCATCAGAATGGAGATTGATCTTGAAGACGTGATCTTTGGAACAGAGAAAGAATTCACTATGGATGGATTCGATGTCTGTCCAGAATGCCATGGAAAGAAATGCGATGGATATGACGAATGTCCTGACTGCAATGGGCAGGGAATGACACAGCGAATTCAAGGAAATATGGTGTTTAGAACTACTTGCCATAAATGCGGAGGATCTGGATATTCTCCAAAGAACGTATGCAAGAAGTGCAATGGTTCTGGACGAGTACAAGTAAAGAGACAGATCAAAGTAAAGATCCCGAAGGGAATGCCTGAAGGAGGACAGCTTCGCGTTCGTGGTGGCGGTGTGCCTGGAATCAATGGCGGACAAAATGGAGATCTATACATTGTAGTCACAACGAAAAAGCATCCAATCTTCAGAAGAAATCCAGACTATGGAAATCTTCGTCTTGAAATGGATCTTTATGTCAATCCAATGATTTCGTTCTGCGGAGGTTACGTTTCTATTCCAACTCCATATGAGATGAAATCGTATTATTTAAGCGCAGGCGTAAAGAATGGACAGACAATCGTTCTTCCAGACGATGGCATACGCTCTGATGATGAATATAAGAATCGCGGGCCATTAGTAGTGCATATCATCTACGATACAATCAATTCTGGAAGCTTGTCACAGCAAGAAAAAAACACACTTAGTGCAGCATACGATGTAGTATCTAAGAATAAAGACTGCTTAATCAACTCACGGCAGCAATTCAACGAACTAAACTATAAGACAAAGCTCCCATGGATCGTGTCTTTGGGAGACAAGTAACATTTCACGATATGAAAACAGAAACAGAAAAAGAGAAAGCAGTTGAAGAAGTAAAGTCTCCAACTCCAAACGAAGAAACAGTAGAAGCAGCAAAGCAGATACTTGCTGACGTGCTAACAAAAGCAGTAGACGCGATTAAAGAAGATACCTCAAGCGCTTCTCTATCTGGAAACTTCGAAGTAGAAGATCCAGACAATTGCAACGAAGACGAAAAGCGCATAGACTATGTCATAATGTGCGTTGACGAAACAATAAATAGGAAAGCATATGTTGGCGAAAACTACACGTTAGTGCAAGATCCATTCAAAGCAAAGAGCTTTGATACAGCAGAAGAAGCGAAGAAGTTCGTTGAAGAAAAGCAAGATGTTGTCTTTGTCTTGAGGAACGTCAAGATCTTCATGAGGAAACTACACTGCTCGATGTACGAGATGACTTTTAGAAAAAACTAAATCAGTAACATATTATCGTTAAGAATTATAAGAAACTATGGCAAAATTATCAGATTTAAGAAAAGCATTTAGAAAATCAGTTGGTTCGACAGACGCAGAAGAATCTTCAATGGCAAAAGTAACAGAATTTCTCGATTCTGGTTCTTTTGCTATAAATCGAGTCTTGACTGGAGACATCCACAAGGGGTTTCCTGTTGGCAGAATAAGCACGATCTATGGAGAAAGCGGATCTGGCAAGTCTTTGCTTGCTGCAAATGCGATAGTCGACGCATTGAAGAACAAGAATTTCCAAGCTGTCTACTATTTCGATTCAGAAGGTGGCGCTCTTTGGGAATACATCAAGAACGGAGGAGTAGATCTTTCTCTGATTGAGCACGTTCCCGTCCACTCAATTGAGGACTGTGCGACGAAGATTCTACAATTATACGATTCGCTCGTGCAAGCAGCCGCTGAATGGAAAGCAGATCCAGCAAACAACGATGAGCCAAGAATTCTATGTGTTCTGGATTCTTTTGGCGCTCTCGCTGCAGACAAACTTGTTGCTGACGCGACGAAAGACAAGATGGCTCAGGACATGGGGCTCGGCTCTAAACTTAAAAACAATATGATGAGAGGTCTAATGATGCGCGTAGTGCAGTCTAACTGTCCACTTATCATTGTCAACCACACGTATTCAGACCCAGCAGCTATGTTTACAAGCAAATTCAAAGCTATTCCGGGCGGAGAAGGAATCAAGTTTGCTTCGCACGTCATGCTTCAGATGACTAAACTGCTTATCAAGTCAAGCGATACTGAATTCTTGACCGGAACTGAATCTGAAAAGGACGATGTTGGACTTTACAAGGGCAATCGCATCCGTGCGTTCTGTGTGAAGAACCGCGTTGTGAAGCCGTGCTTTGAAGCTACTATGTTCATTGACTTCTCAAATGGAATCGCTAAATACGATGGACTTATAGAAGACGCTGTCAGAATGAAGTTCATCGAAGAAGTCCGCGGTGGATATATAGTTCCATCGTATTCTGACAAGAAAGTGACTTACAAAGAACTTGTCTCTAATAAAGAAATATGGGATACGTTCATCGACAGATTCAATGAAGAATCTATCAAGAGAATGGGATATTCAAACTCGGTTTCAAGCGAATTGGATAAGATAGAGCAAGAAAATGGATTAATAGAAGAGGAAAATCAAGATGCCTAAAAAAATATCGTCAGTAAAGAAAGAAGCATTAGACAAGACGGCTGCTATGTTCGAAGTTACTTCTCTTCCAAAAGAAGAACTTTCTACCAGAATAGAACTCGTTTCAGATAAGTCCGGAAATTCTATTGAGAACGTCATTAAAGAACGAGAACGAGAAAAAGAACACGTTCAAGAACTTCAAGAAGCTAAAGAACTTGGTATAGAAGAACCAATTGTAGAATCTACAAACAATGAGATTCTTCAGTCTCTTCAAAAAGATCTTGAAGAGAGTAGAGAAAGATACATTGAACTTTCTGAAGAAAAAAACAAGATTCTTGAAGAACGGAACTCTGCTGCAAAGAAAGCTCATGAACTTTCAAAACAGAATGAGATTCTTATTAGAGAAAAAGAAAATCTTCAGAAGAAGATAGATGAGATTAGTTCTAGTTTAGACTTAACTAAGACTGACTATTCCAGAGAACTTGTAGATTGCAAGATTCAAATAGAAGATTTGCAGAAATCGATAGAAGCATATGAGCAGAACGAAAGCAACTATAAGTTTGAGATCACTAAGCTTAAAGCTGAAATCTCAAATCTTGAAACTGCTCTCACAGAGCAGCCTGAAGCGAAGAAGCGTCTAGAAAACAATCTACACAAACCTGCTGTACAAGCAAGAATCCCAATGTATCAGACTTCTAAGAAACCAAGAATTCCTTCTGCTTCTAAAGCCAATGGATACGATTCTTGGAACTAATTTCTGATTTGGTATTGTTTTTCTATGGAACTTGATTTTTCAAGAGATATACTAGAAAAGCTTCTATTAAAACAGATTCTGACTGACAAGCAATATATGAACGTTGTCAGTCAGAATTTCGATAAGCGTTGGTTCAAGGTTGGAAATATAAGTCTTCTATTTGAACTTTCTACTAAATACTTTCAGAAGTATGGAAAGATACCAAATGGAAAGATACTAAAGGCCTTAGTAAAGGGGTTTGTCGAAAGAAAGCATAGAGACGATCTTAACGTTTCTGAAATTGGAGATCTTATAGATTCTGCTTTATCTATCGAAATTGGTATAGATAAAGAAATTCTTGAAAAATATCTCAACAATTTTATTAGAAAGCAGGCGCTATATACTGCAATAATGGACAATGTTGAAGACATTGAAAAAGATTCAGATGCAGTATTAGACAAGTGTTTAGCGAGATTCGATGAGATAAACAAGATATCTTTCATGCAGAAAGATCTTGGAATGGACTACTTCGATCTTGACGATATGGCTGCTCACTGGGAATATATCACGAATCCAGAAGCGAGAATTCCATTCTTATGGGACGGGTTTGACAGATACACAAATGGCGGCGTTCTGAAAAGTGGAAAGATGCTGTTCCTGTTCATGGGACAAGCAGGTTTGGGAAAGTCGCTGTTCTTGTCAAATCTTGCTGTGAACTATCTTCGCCAGGGACTGTCAGTCGTTGTCATTTCGTTGGAAATGAGTCAAGACGTGTATGCACAGCGATTCGATGCTCATATCTCAACGAATGAGATCAACCATCTGAAAGACACGATGTTTGACTCGTGTGAAAAGATCAAGAAGTTCTATAAAGACCATCCTGGAGCAAATCTCTACATCAAGGAATATCCTCCTCGTAGCATACGTTCGTCTGACATTGAGATCTATCTCGAAAATCTACAACTTGCTGGAAAGAAATTCGATGTAGTCATTGTAGATTATCTGAATCTCGTTCTTCCAAGAGTGCATTCAGACAATATGTATAAGGACGGACTTTCTGTTTCAGAAGAATTGCGTGCTCTATCTTATAAGTTTGGATGTCCGGTAATAAGCGCTGTTCAGGCTAATACTGAAGGAATGAACAATGAGCATATAGATATGAACAATATCAGTGAAAGCCGTGGAATCGCGCACACCTGCGACGCGCTGTTCTCTCTGTTCCAGATGCCTGAAGACCGTGAGAATGGGATAATCAACGTCCGCATCAATAAGAACCGCTTAGGGGGAATGGTTGGTAAAGTGATTCCAATGAAGATCAATCCGGAGAATCTTATTATTTCTGATCTATCAATGGATCCTTCTGGAGTAAGAGACATAGTCAAGACGTCTGAAGAAAGAGAAGCAGAAAAGATCATCTCTAATGCTGCCAACATTTCTGCCGATGTGAACGATTTAGAATAGCAGTATCATATTGTTATAAGTAAAGGAAGTAAGATGTCTAAATTTTTCTGTGATTGGAGAAGTGCAATAGTAGCATTTCCAGCGATGGCTGTATATAGTGGGTTAGTTCCATTGTTGAAACTATGCAATGTTGTTAAAATTTCCTGGCTATGGGCTTTGTGTCCTGTCTGGATCCCATTTGTAGCATTTTGGGTGACAACTGGATTCATAGCATGTCTAGCATTAGTCACAGAGATCGGGTTTCTAATCGTTCCAGATGAAGATCTAATGGCGCTTGAACTTAAATAACGCCTTTACGATTTAGTATAATATCTACAATAAGGAAAACAGCAAAATGAAAGCACTAATCATCGTCGATATGCAGAATGACTTTCTGACTGGACCGCTTGGGAATGAGCACTGCCGTAAAGCGATTCCAGCAGTAGTCAATCTAATCAAAAGCGAAAAATGGGACAATGTATTCGCTACGAAGGACACTCATACAGAAAACTATCCTAATACGCTTGAAGGCAAGAAGCTTCCCGTTCTGCATTGCGTCAAAGAATCCGATGGATGGCAGATTGAGAAGACGATTGAAGAAACTATTCTTGGCAATGATCTAAACTACACCGTAGTAGAAAAGCCAACGTTTGGAAGCATTGATCTCCATAAGAGAATCTTTCAGAAGTATACGTGGCTTTATGGCGACCAGGCGGCTGAAATGCTAGGGCGCGGGTCGGATTTTGAATTCCATGTCTGCGGCGTTTGCACGAGCATCTGCGTTCTTGCGAATGTCGTTCTGCTCCGCGCTTGCTGGCCTGACGCGAAGATCGTTGTTCACGCTGACGCTTGCGGGGACGTGACGAAGGAAATGCACGAAGCTGCAAAGATCTGCTTTGCCGCACAGCAATGCGAAGTTGTAGGAGAATAAACAATGAACGATTTACTTAACACTTTAAATGGAATTCAGCAGGCACTCGTCATAGCAACCGTTATTGCTGATCCGAATTCAACTAAAGAACTTCGCGAGGAACTTCTTGTCAAGATTATCAATCCTGCAAGACATTCTGTTCAAAGATTGATTGACTCAATTGAAAAAGATGCCTGAAGAAATCAAGAAATCAATCACGATTTTCAAGACACCGTCCTGGGGAATTCTTGGGACGGCATTCTTGATTATGCTCGGATGCAAATGCGGCGGGTGGTGTCCCGATCTGTCTTGGTGGATAGTTACTGCTCCTTTGTGGGCGCCATGGGCGATTGTTCTTGGAATGTTTTTTGGATTCTATTTCTTTGCGATAATCGGCGCAGTATTAGTTGGAATAATTGGACTAGTATTTGGCGTTTTCTTCACAATATGGGATTTCTTCAACGAAAAGATTCTTAAAAGAAAGGAATAGGAAATGGACTATACGGTCAAACTTCATCAGCATGAGACGATGAACTTCAAATGGGACGATTCTCGTCCAATCGTCAAGCGCGTCTTCGAGGAGACATATGTTCTTCAGAAGGAACTTGTTGTGGAAGAAGTAGCAGAAATGCTCGACGTTCCTCTTAAAAGATTCAGTGATCCAAAAGATCTTGACTATTCGTTGAGACGGTGTCTTTCTGAAAAGGAAGAGAAGGAATTCATTGAGAAGAACAATAAGTTGTATGATTTCTGGGAAAGAACAAAGCCACAGATAGAAGAATGGATTGCTCTTCACGCGCAGCGCAAGACTTCTCCCTTCAAGCACTTCACGATTGATTTGGACGAACTGTCTTGGAACAACCATTCTTGGGACACGCCTGAAGACGAAGACAAAGCATACATCGATATTTCAGCAGTTTAAGAAAGGAAACAAAAATGACTCTAGATGAAGCAATTGAACATGCTTTTGAGAAATCTCAAGACAAGAAATGCAGCAAAGACTGCCGTGAGGACCACGCGCAGCTAGCACATTGGCTGAAGGAACTTAAGAAGTTCAAGTCAGAACAGCCAGTAAAGCGCTATTCGTGGAACGATACGCATCCCGACTACGATTCTGTTCTAAAGAGCAGAAAGGTTGGCTGCGGTTCGTTTGCTACAGTCTTCCAATATATAGACGATGATGGCAAGAGACATTGGAAGACTGGGTGGTATTCTAATCGCTCGAACTTCACAGAAGATTTCGCTGTAAACTTTCATGGGACTGAACAATAAGATGAAAAGAAGAATTCCTTCACTCAACAGCCAACTAAATATCGTTCATTGGATCTTTGGCATTTCTATAGTCTTTTGTCCTTTGATTGGTATGATTTTGTTGGATAGAGGATATGAAGTTCTCGGCTTCGCTGCCTGGTTCTTTCCAGTTGCTCAATTGCTGTTGATTCTTGCAGTAGCGGTTGAAGACTTGATTGATATGGAGAGGACAAGTCGGGGCAAGAAGTCAATCACCCCTCTTAACTGGCTGTTTTTTCCACAAAAGCGCTACATTGAACAGTTATTTGAAAGCGGTCGAGTAGAAGAAGCACTTGACTACGCAGAAGAGTGGCTGGAAGTCGGAAAATATAGCAAGGACCAATAAATGGATCAATTCCAGGAACTAAAAGAAGCCACAGGAAAGGTATTCGCCGTCTATCTTGACAGAAACAAGGCCGGAAAAGATAGAATCAATATCGTAATGGACCATGGCGGAAAGGATATCTATCTTACATCCATAAAGTTGGCAAACGAATTGAAGTGTCTGAAAGAAGGACAGATCCTGGATGTGGAATACTTTGAGAACGGGCAGTTCAATAACATTGTCACCGCTAAGATAAAGAAATCGGCCGCCCCGAAGAACATAGAACAAGACGAGTATTCACTCGTTGTCTCTGTTGACGATCCAGAGTTAGCATTAGCAGCTATGCAGTTCGAGTGGCACCGTAGAATGAAAGTCCTTTGGAAAACAGACAGAGGAACGGTCGCTTTGAAGGATATGTCTATGAAGGAGCTTGAAAGCGCGATAGATTTTTTAGAAAAAGAAATAATGCTTAGAAACGAAGAGGACAACTTAAAATGAAGAACAACAAGGGAATGGAGCAGCAGCTTTTCGTCTGTGATTGCGGAGACGTTTCTCACCAATTCATTGTTTCATGGTATCCAGACGATGAAGATTGGAACGATCTGCTCTATGTCCAAGTCCATCTGAATCAAAGCTGCAATTTTTGGAAGCGGCTTTGGCATGGAATTAAATATGTTCTTGGATACAAGTGCCGCTTTGGGGCGTTCGACGAGATTCTTGTGAATAAGGAAGACGCGAAGCGCTTGCGAGACGAATTAGACAAGTTTATATCAGCTAAAAGAAAAGAAGATGGATCTAACTGAAGAACAGATTTTTGAACACGCATTTGTAGTATCAGTAGAAGACAAACGTCTAGAAGAGTTTAGAAAGCAATTTGCTTTAGCTGGCTTTAAGAAGATTCCAGAGCATTGGCATGGCGCTTTCATCAATAAGTCGCTATTTGCCGCCTTTGAAAATAAGCCAAATAGTCCGTTGCATTATAAATATATAAAATCTATATGCAACGCATTTTCACATTATTTTTTAGTAGTAATGGCAAAGTATATGGATTGGCCATTTGTGACGATCTTTGAGGACGATGCTGTTCCTGTTGAAGATATCCATGAGAAAATAAAGATACACTGCACAGATATTCCAGATAATGTAGACATTTTCAAACTGGGATATCTTGGTCATAGAAGCAAAGCAAAAATACTTTATGAAGACGATAAATTCATTGGCGTGAATCAAATGGGCTCGCATGCTTATATAGTGTTTAAGAAGAACTATGATAGATTCATTGCTGAAACTGCTATGTGTCCTAGAGCTGATTTCTTTCGCTTCAATATGCACAATGGAATGAATTCTTATTCTCCAAAAATTTCATTGTTTAAGCAGGTAAATATTTCTGGAACTAGTGTAATTCACGCCTTTAAACATTAAAGAAAAAGAAAAGGAACGGTTGAACCGCTCCTTTTTAATGATAGATAATCAGATATGAAGATATCTTTATGAATCTTCATGCTCATCACTATCTTCATATGAATCCGGCTCTAAATCACCATCACTACAATGGATGATTCCGGGTTCACCATATCCATTTATTCCAAATGGATATCCTGATATGTCTTGGACTTCTACCATTGTTCTTCCTTCGAATGTTACTTCTGTCAAAGTATATCCGAAGCAACTTCTGCATAGATCAAGATTCAACCCAGCCGGAATAGTCAATGATCTCATATTTGTTGTGTCTCTATCAAACAAGCGAGCATTGACTTCTGGACTCATATCATCGCTTGCTGAAAATACTTTCAATGTTCCGCTTGAAGGAAGTTCAATGGAAGATAATTCATAGCAATCCATGAATACAGATCCACCAGAATGACCAGAATATGCACTTAAATCAGATAGCACTGTTACTTTTTTAAGTCCATATAGCATAATATCTTCAAGAAAATTTGGAGCCATTAAAGTAATAGCTGAAAGACTTGGAATACTTTGTAAAGTTCTAGTAGAATCAAGCATATCTTGTCTTCCAAGATTTTGATTTGCTGACAAATCAGTTAAATTTGGAAACTGTGGAGTATATCCGTTAACTAGCCATAGTCGTATAGAAGATTCAGAATCAATTAGTCCATCAACAACTGTTGTATCAGAACCAATTCTAATAGCTTTTACAGCATTCTTCTGTTCTTGCGTCATCTGAGTTACAGCACGAGCATTTCCACCAGGTTCAACATACAGTATTGGCTTTGAAGGATAGCCTTCTGTCCATTCTGAATTGACAAGCACCAATTTAGAGTTGTCGTTTAGAATGAATACTGTCTTTGTAAGATCGTCCAAAGGATCAGCTTCTTGTGCTGGGCCGAGAGCAGCAAGAATTCTATCAAGTTGTGTTGCAGTTTCGTTTAAAACTAAATCTGTTCTTTCACTCATTTCTATTTTCTCCTATGTTATACTTGTTTTGCGAATTTAGTAAGTATTTCGTTTACTTTTACAATAACGCTTATAATAGAAGCAGAGCCATCAGTTGCGAGAGGAGTTATTCCAGTCAACTGAGCATTTATTGCAGTCAAGTCTTCAATATCATCTGAAAGATCAGCCATAGCAGTAAGTCCAGTTAATCCGTCAACTGTTGTAGAAAGATCGTTGATTTCTTGAACGTGAGCTGAAACAGCATCAGCTATTGAGCTGAGTTTTGGATTTATTTCAACGCTTATCGCATCTACTATATCTCCAATTTCTCCGCTAAGTGCTGAAATCGCATTATCTATCGTTTCAGCAGAATAGAATTCAGTAGAAAGTACTGATGTTAAAAGTTGTTCTGTTGTGTAAGTTGCCATTTTCTGTTAAAGTGTTTGTTAGATTATACAAATATATTTACATTAAGAGTATCATATTGTCACAAAGTGTAAATAATGCATTTGATATGGGAAAACACGAGGACGAGTGTCCCGCTATTATTCTATATCGACAAACAAACAAAAACAAGGAGTATCAAGTATGAACTCACTAATGAAAACAACATTCGATCCATTCATTGGATTATTCCCATCAGTATTCGACGATGATTTCTTCGCCGATTTCAGAGACAACTTCGCAAATCGCGGTCTGAGAAAGATCATTTCTCGTCCACACGATCTGACGAACATCAAAGACAAGGATGGGAACGTGGTTGGACAGAAGCTTTCGCTCGTCTACACGCCATTCAAGAAGGATCAGATCAAGGTAACCGTCGATGACGATATGCTAACTGTCGCAATCGGCGATGAAAAGAAAGAAGAGAAGAAAGACGAGAATGGCGAGATCGTCTACAAGGGCATCTCGACTCAAGCTACTCGCTTCTCTCTAAAATTGACAGATCAGATCGACAAGAAAGCAGTCACAGCGAAAGCTGAGGATGGCATGCTTCACATCGACCTTCCATTCGTCAAGAAAGCAGAAGAACCAAAGCAGATCGAGATTTCGGTGCAGTAACTGAGATTCAGAACTTAGATTCCAGGGGACGGCGTTGAACCGTCCCTTTCTTTTTAGACACGGTATAATATCATCACGAAAGGAAACTACAAATGAGTGGTGGTGCTCTAGATTACGTCTGCTTCCGTCTTGACGATCCTATCAAGGAAATTGAAAAGCGGATTCGTGACAACGGAAAGACTCTTCAGCAGATCTGGGACGATAAGACTGAAGAGGAAAAGAAGAACGCGGTCGAGTGGGGACACGATTGGGAAATTCCGTGGACTGAGAAGAACGTTCCCGATAGCGTTCGTTCTATCGCTCAGGATGAAGCTTGGAAGAAATGCAAAGGAAAGAAGTATACCTCTTATTGGGGCGAATACGGCGAAGTCAAGGAACGCGATCTACCAACGAAGAAGGCCCGTGACGAGTGGTGGAAAATCTACAATGATACGCTCAAGGAAATGATTGAAAGCCACAATAATGGAATCGAGCACGAAACGTATTCTCCGGAAACGATTGAAACGATGAAGAAGATGCTTGACACAATCAAACGCGCGAAGATCTATCTGCAGCGGATCGAGTGGCTACTTTCTGGAGATGATGGCGAAAGCGACTTGATTGAACGCACAAAGGAAGATCTCAAAGAAGAAGGATTGAACAATGAAAGTTGTGTCTTATGATTGGACGAAATACGATTTTAACAAATCATTTCAATATCTTCAAAAATATGGTTTGCGTAGCAAGTATCCCTCTCTTAATTCTGATTGGATGAAAATACTTATCCACACGCAAATTTATGGCGGTGTTGGGACAATTGATGAAATGATTTCATATGCTGGAATCAACGTTAAATACGTCGTGCCTTCATACAAATACAATTTAGCGGACTTTCTTCAGTACTATCACATCATTGAACAAGTCAAGCGCCTCCGCCCTGGCGGTCGCGTTTTCGAGATCACGAAGTTTGGCGAAGATCTGATTGATTGGACAGCAAAGAATTGAGGAATGCAAAAATGAAGCATTATAAAGACATTGAAGATATGACAAAAGAAGAACTCGAGGAATATCTTGACGATATTTCTTCTGGCTACGCATTCGATCCTGACAATGAGATTCTTAATAGCGATAAGAATCTTTCTGTCAAAGAGCTGTTTTCTCAATTGGCAGCAGATGCTAATTCTGCGCAGTTCAAATCGATGCACGAAATTGCAGCAATCATTTCTAGAGTTCATAGAATCTGCACTTGGATATATTCTCAGATAGATAAGACATCAAATCGGCTTAACGATGAGTTTGCTAAGAAATTAATGGAACATAGAGAAAACGAAGGAGAATACTAA